GCAATTGGAATGATACCAGGTACAGATGGATCAGGACACTTAACTGTACAAATATCAGTAGTAGTTGCTCCTACAACTCTTTGTAGAATAACAGTGCCATTAGTATTATTAGATCCTGTTACAGATCCTAATAGAACACTAATTCTATTTTTAGTGAATGTACTAACTTGAATAGTTACATTAAAGACACCGTTAGTATCTTCAAAGATAGGATCCGAAGGGGAGTCTGCAGATAGACTTCCCGTGTTGTTTGCAAAAGCAGAATTGGGAGCACTAATCTTGAGTGGGGGAGATGCATCAACCCATGCTGCAGGATTAGCTCCATTATCATAGTAGACTTTCAAGCGACCTGAATCACTCTCCCACCACATATCTCCACTGGTGGCTCCAGACGGTGGACTGTCACTTACTTCGACATTTGCTCCACCACCTTCGCCCCAAACCAATTGTCCAGAACCATCAGTTTGTAGAGATTGACCTGCACTTCCGTCAGACGTTACAAACTTAACAACACCATTCAATCTTCCTAAATTATCAACAGTGAATGTAGAGTTACCACCAGATTTAAGAGTTAGACCACCATTTGATGGCGCATGGTTGATAATAACTTCACCATCAGCATTTACTCTGACACCATAGTCATTAGATAGAGAAGTATCAATAGTACCAACTCTTAAATCTGCTGTAGCAATAATATTATTTCCAGTCAGAGACAGGTTTGTTGACCCTGTTTGTGATGTAAATGTATCGGATTTTACTATACCAAAAGATGCCGTTTGTGAAGATGAAGCACCTCTGGATAGTACATTATCTAAAGTAGAAGTTTCTGTATAAGCAGTCAGATATCCTGCAGCACCATGATCACCCCAACTATATGCAGCATCCCATGATGTATTATTATAGTTAAGAGGAGTTAATGTTTTAGTAGTCTCGCCTAGAGAAAGAGTAATAGAATCTTGAGGACCAAGATTAGTGATGTTCAGGTTGTTAACAAAATTTTGATTTACTCTCGTGTCAATAGCAGTATTTGCTCTGGCATCTGTATAGTAAAGGTTAGTACCTTCCAGAACAGAACTTGTGGAAAACTCATTGAATGCTAGATCAATTGTTAGGGATCCATTAGCATCATCATAAGTAACCGCTGTTCCCACGCCACCTTGTAATAGGGCAGCGACTCTATCATCTACCTTTTCATCAAAGCTGACATCAATATTATTAACATCAGAAGCAAGGGAGTTAATCTCTTGCCTCTGTTGATCAAGGGTATATGTAATTGGTACGTTTCTTAATGGCATGATACCAGACTATTCCTCTATTTTAGTATTTATCAGTGTGCAATAACTTGAACTGCGATGGACCCACTATCAGAGGCACCTCCCCCTACTAGGACACTAAAACTTACCTTGTCAGCAGATCTAATTATTTCTAAATTCGTTGATCCATTAGCATCTATGATATTAGCAATAACATAGTAGTCAGTGGCATTAGTAAATGGATTTGTAAAGGTCATCTGATAGTTGCCAGTAGATTGCCGTGACACCGTTACTCCTGCTGTTCCAGTCCACGTAGGAGATGTACCTAATGTAATCTCACCAGCCTTGCTAGTTGCAGGTGGTGTATAAGTTGTCGTAGTGCCACTGACAGGATGTGCTGCTGCTGGTGGTGTGAAAGATTGCGTGTTACTAGTTTGAAGTGATGTATATCTAGCATCTTTTGTAAAACGAATATCGTCAATATATGCATCAACAATACCAGCAGTGTTAGTAGATACTTGACTTCCTCCAAATAAAATTGGTTCGGAAGTATTGGACATATTGGTGCCACTATAGGAGGTTCCCTTTGTCCAAGTGATATCTTCTAGACCATTTACATAAAAATGAAGTTGTCCATCAGATTCTTTTACTAAAGCAATATGATTCCAACTTTGTACAAATTTGCTAGCAAAAACCGTGCTACTATCGGTTTGAAAACCTATGGTACTAGTTGTATTAGTAGCTGTATCATGTATGTCAAGTCTCCATCCTATGTTAACACCAACATACGCATAATATAGTTGCCATCCACCACCTGTCGCTCCTGCAGTTTTATTATTACTTCCAGCAAGAGTGCCAGCAGATTTTGATACAATAACATACTTATCATTTACCCCAGTCAGAGAAGCGTTTGGTGCGGAATCTATATTAATCCAAAACTCTAATGTAAATGTGTTAGTGAAATCATAGTCACTTCTGTCGTCATACCTAACACCATTACCAACTGTTTTTAGAACTTTCGCTCCATAATTGGCGGGGGTTCCTACAAGGGTTGAGGCAGCTATACCGCCATAAATTTGAGCAGTGCCAGTGTCACCAAACTTTACGTCGTTAAAATCACTATCGAAAGTGGATCTTAATAGAACCTTATCCCAATCAGTTTCTGCTGGGATAGTAGCTGTTTGAGTGCTACCAAGAATAAACTCTTGCCAGTTACTTCCATCATAGAAATGTGGTTTACCACTAATCTGTCTGATCTCACCTTGTGTTGCTGTTGGACCAGATCCTTCATTGACGCCAAACTTGAATCCATTAGCAGTGAATGGGTCGCCACCACCAGCTACGCTGATAACACCATTGCTATCAACAGCGATGGTTGTGCCATCTGGTTGTACAACACCAGTAGAGGATGTGGTTGCGATACTACCTGCAGTGAATGGAGAACCACCAATGGTAAATGCTGCTGCATCAACAGTTCCAACAAAAGTGGCATCGCCGTTAGCTTGTAAAGATACTTTTTCAACCTTCGTTCCACCAATATCAGAAAACAGTTGGAAAGTTTTCGATCCTGTGTTTGTTGTTTGAGAGTAAAGATCTACTGTAGAATCAGTTAGGTCTACGTTGCCACCAACCTCTACACCACTAGAAGTGGTTTCAATCTTCGTAGCTCCAGCATAATTAAGCTTAACACCAGCATTTGGTAAGCAATGAATCCATGCTTCATTAGCATTGGCAGTGTCTTGAATGTATAGTTCTGTACCTCTTAAGTAAAGATCACCAGTGCTACTATTTGCAAGCATTGTATGATATCCACCAGCACCATCAGAATTGCTTGTGATAGATGTATTACCAGTTGGTCCAAGATTCAAGGTTCCTGCAAACGTGGCATTACCAGGAGCATCGATTTCTGATGTGATTCCAGCAGTTCCTACTTGTCTACCCTTCCAGAGAGAACTTCCACTAATGTTAGCAATATAAATCTGTCCACCGTTGCTTACACTAAATCCAGCATTAGTAGATGTCTCGTTGATACTACCACCAGGGAAGTCGCCAATAGGATATGTACTGAAACCGTATGGTACATACATTGATCCACCAAAAACAGCTTCGGTAACCATCTGACCAGGAGTTATCTGATCTGCCGTTTTTAGAATAAAAGTTCCAGATGCAGAATGTAACTCGTCATTAACTTCAAGATCTCCTAAAACTGTCGCACCTGTAAGACTAGTTGCAATTTTTTTAGCACCGTCATAGTAAAGTTCGACAGGACCATCTTTGAGAGCTGTGACATACAGTTCACTAGTATCAGTCTTTGATCTGATCTGCAAAGCATCAGAATCAATGAACGATGTTAGGACACCTACCGAACCATCATAATAAATTTTTAGATCAGCATCATCACCAAAGTTCGCTGCTACATTATCAGAAAAGGTAGGACTGCTATTGAATGTTGCAATGTCGTCAAAGTCTACGGTGCCTTGGAATGTTACATCACTAGAGAATGTTTTACTCCCACCAAATGTTTTTGCACCATCGACAGCGGTATCCAAATCTACAGCAATTTCGTTAATCTCCAAGCGTTGCTGCTCAAGAGTGTAAGACTTTGGTACGTTACGTAGTGTCATTTGATTAGCTGCTTAAGGAGGGACTTGATTTCGGACATTTCTTCCTTCAAAGTATTTATTTCGCTTACTACATTCTTAAATTCATTGGAAAATGATTTACGAGGTTTGTTGGTGCAAATAATTGCACCAGTTTCCATATCTCGCACAAATCCTTCTTGTCCTTCGACTTTTACATATTTCATATTAGAAGGATGCAACTGCTCTCATGTCTTGGATTTTAGGGACATATGCAGGATTATCAGATTTCATAACAATTTTAATTGCAAAGGAAGAGAAGTCAGGTAAGTCTTCTTTACTGAACTTCAATTCTTGATATGAAGACTGGGATTCAAACTGACCCGAGATGCTATTTTCTGCTGTTGCAATAACATCATCATCGGAAGCACCGTTATTATTGAAGTATTCCCAGTTAAGGTCATCAAACTTTTGTTGGGATGCTTCAGGTTTAACTTTATATAGAACTTGCAAGTTGCTGACATCACTTACATTAACCGTGAGATTAACATTGATTCCAGAAGCAGGAGCGTTTAGAACAATTTCTCTAGTAACATACTTGGCAACACCAGAAGTATTTACAGATCCAGATTCATTAACATAATCAACACCTACTGTGTATGTCATAGATCTAATCTCTGCATACTTGGAAGTTTCAAACGAAGCTCCCTCAAAGTCAATAAGATCTCCTACTCTGAATACATCAGCAAGTTGCTCACTTGTGGTGCTATTTCTTGCATAATCACTACCCAGTGTAATCTCACTGGTGTAATTGTTATTAATGGGATTCTTATCATTTTCAAGAGTCAGAGTTTTGGTCTTGCTATCCCAAACAACTACCTTACCGCTGATCTTGTTCTCATACTTATCTACTCTTTGTGCAGGATTGAATGCAGTTACTGTAGTTCCAGCAACAAAATTAGGATTCTGGTCAAAGATACCGTCATTAGAAATAGTAACCGTAATGCCTTCTAGATCTCCACCAGCAGCAGACTGTGTGCTAAAGAACAATTGCTCGCCAATATCAAAGTTTACCGAGTTCTTAATCTTTACGTATACATCACTACCAATGACACGAAGAACTTCTGATTGTGCTCCTGATGTTACACCAGTAACATTTTGATTGATAACAATAGGAACTTCAGTACCAGAGTCTTCATTGCCACTAACAGTAAACTTATAGACAGGGAAGAGTTGAATCTGTTGATATCTCTTTCCATATCTGTCTTCACTACCAACCGCACTCTCAATTCTGTTAGTGATTGTTTTAACAGAAGCAGATCTCAAATCAATGACAGGTGATAGATAAGATTGCTCTGAAGACAACTTAAGTTTGTATGCTAGAGAAGTGTCTAGATTATTCAAGCTTTCATTGATGGTAGAAGCAACAACCTTTTGATTCAAGAAATACTGCTCTTCGTTCAAGAAAGTAGTTTCAAAGTCAGAGATAGAATAAGAAGTAAAATTAGTAGTATTACTATCAACAGGAACAATATTAGTAGTTCTTACCATGCTGTCGATCTTTGTACCAGAAACTTGTAGATATGGAATCTGTGCATAGAGTTTCTCGTACTTTCTATTGTACGATGCTAGTACAGTTGAACCACCAAAGAATCCAGTGTCTGCTGCTCTAGTAGGACCATAGATGTTATAAGTATCAATACCAACATTAGATACCTGGAACAACGATGATTCTACTGTGTTGGAATCATATCCAGCAAAATCTTCTAGACCTCTGAAGAATACTTTGGAGTCTCCGCCAGTTTCAAACCCATGATCTCTATGGTATACCTTAATAACAGAACTGTTATTTTTGAAAAGACTAGATGTTGCTGTGCTATTTGCAAGCGCATATGTCTCCATTGGATTGTTTTCTAGCTTTGTGTATCCAGGATCTTCGTTTTTAATTAGAATTTCTCCAGATCTAGAGTTATCAAATTCTGCTCTGTATAGAGTAAACTTAATATCCTCAAACAGATCTTCAGTCCAGTTATCTACATTTTGTGATTTGAATACAGAACCAAGTAACGGTTGTGCATTAACAACGATACCAGAAGAGATGTCAGTATCACCTAGTCTAGATGCCCATAGTTCATATTCAATACTGTCACACTCGATGTTGAGTGCATATTCAGAATTGTTTTGTAGGTATACTGGATACTCGAAGTTGAATCTAGTAGGAGTTGTAGATTGAATTGATCCTGCTTCATCAATGGCAATACCCATTCTGACTGCTGGTTCATCAAGTTCAATTTCTGATTCAATCACAGCACCGTTGTTTCCAGCACCAGTTCCTCTAATAACAATAGATGGTGCTTCAGTATATCCTCTACCTGCTAGCGCAACTTCGCTAAAGAAGATTTGACCGCCAGAGACTTTAACAGATCCAGTAGCATTACTACCACCAGGTAGTTGAGGACTCTCTATAGTAATAGTTGCACTTTCGTATCCAGATCCAAGATTGGTAATATTGAGTTTAGATACACGACCAGAGTCTTTTGCGATCTTCAATCCAATAGTGGCATTGTTTGCATTGTTGTATGTGGTTACAGAATTTAAAGTCAGATCTTCATTAGCAATAAAAGAACTGCCATTGTGATTACTCAATACAAATGTATATACTTGCTCATTAGTGAGGAAGATGTCTCCATTAGAAGAAGGAACAACTTCAAAGTTATTTCTATCCAAAATTTTAGCAATAGGACCAGACGCAAGGCTCTGTCTACCAGTTATTGACTCGTCCTTTTTAATAGTGATGTTTCCAGAAGAATATACCTTGATAAAAGTATCAGGATATAGAGTGGTTTGAGTTCCAGGTAGAATATACTTGCCAGGTTTGCCACTCTCTACATTAGTGACGTAGACTCTCAAAGGAATAGTTGAACTCTTCTTATTGAAGAATAGATCAACACCAGTTGTAAACATACCACCTTCAAAGTTTTCCACAGTGAAAGTCTGTGCCATTGGATTTGGTCTTGCACTATTCTCTGTATTGCTATCAATAGTTTGAACGCCCTCGTTTGCCTTGAAAATAGCAGGTGCTGTAGAGATGATGGACACAGGTGCTTCGGGTAGAAGACCTGTAGCATAGAACTTAACTTCTGCGAAAGAATCCACAGTAGTGATATCAGAGTCACTAGAACTAGAAGTAAATCTAATTGTTTTTGCACCTGTAGAGAAATACAATTCTTCTGAAGTGTCATCCATAATCACTGTATTGACATCACCTGTCCAAGAAGTGTTTTCCTTTGGAGCATATCCTGATGGGACTAGAATAATTCCACTAGCATTACCATACTCATCGGTAGTAATATTGCCACTGAATACCGTTAGAGAGTTTCCTGCAATACCTGTAAATCTAGAGTCTGGATTAACCCATCGTCCAATGTCTCTCTTCTCCATAAAGACACTCAATTGTGTCTTTGGCTTCATTCTTCTAATGATAAATTTGATTGGGATAGATCTAGCAAAGAACTTAAGAGCATTTGCTACATTAGTACCATTAATAGTTTTGTATCCTACACCCTTCGCAATCTCATTATTTTGTGGACTGATATTAGAAGAAGTTGATGTAGTCGCACTCTGCACAGTTGCCTCTGCAGTTCTAGTATTATTTTCAGCAAAACTCTTCAGGTTGTAGAATGACTTATCTACACCAACCCAGTTAATAATAAACGAATTATAGATACTTGAGAATGCAACACGAACATCTTGCTTACCAAGGAATACAGAGAACAAATTGGTATTGTTATCTGTAACTAAAGGTGCCACAGTGTCATTGTACCACTGATCAACATTAGGATGAACAGCAGCATCACCCACATATTGTAGGACAACAAATGGGTTTGGATTTAAAGTTTTTGTAGCAAAATCATTATTTGCATATGAAACATTAGAGAACGGTAGTGTT